CTATTCCAACGTAGATCAAATTTATACTGTGGCTCAGGGTCAACTAACAATCGTTACTGGATATCCATCAAGCGGTAAGTCAAACTTTGTAGATCAAATGATGGTCAACTTAGCCAAGGCGCATGACTGGAAGTTTGCATTGTGCTCATTCGAGAATCAACCCGAAGTCCATATCTCCCGCTTGATTGAGATTTACAAGGAGAAAAGATTCTTTGAAGGAACGCAACGGATGTCTGAGTCGGAGAAGTCTGACGGTTTAAACTGGGTGCAAGATCATTTTTTATTTCTTGATGCCGAGGGATCTGAGCCGTCAACCATTGATTCTATTTTGGAGCGAGCCAAGATTGCAGTAGTCCGCATGGGTATTCGTGGGCTAGTGATTGATCCATACAACTACATTGAGAACAAGAGCGGGCTGGCAGAGCATGAGTTCATTAGTTCAATGCTCACACGTATGCAAGCATTCGCTAAGTCATCGGGTGTGCACGTTTGGTTCGTGGCTCATCCATCAAAGATCACACGCTCAGGCATGGATTTACCACGTCCTGATGGCATGGCAATCTCAGGCTCTATGGCATGGTGGGCAAAGGCTGACTGTGGTTTGACTGTGCACAGAACTAAAGATCATGGGGTAGAAATCGCAGTGTGGAAGTGTCGCTTCCGTTGGGTTGGAACACAAGGCGAAACGACCCTCGGATATAACAAGGTGACTGGAACGTATTACGAACAAGAAGCGTTTTGATTAACCTGCAATTTCCTAATTGCATCATCGTTTAAACGCTCTAATTGGATACGGGATTTATGGATTACTCACAAGATTTTTTAGATTTAAAAACAGCATTAACAGATTATCAAAATGCTATGAACACAAGGCGCTATGCCGATGCGTATGAGATTGGATTGAAGTTAATCATTCATGCACGAATGTTGAAAATCGTGGCGCAAGATTTGGCAGAATAAAAAAAAGCCCCCAAGGATTTCTCCAAGGGGGCTACTCGCTTAGTAAGAATGATCGTAAGCCCACTCAGTACAAGTGGCGATCTCTTTTTCGTAACAGCGTTTTAATACGTCCAACAGATCTGCATCAAGCCCATTCGCTAAACAGAATAGGATGTGCTTCTGATGGTGCACAACGTTCTCGGTAATGAAGTCGCTTGTGGCTGGATCGTAATGCTCGCAAGGCTCACCAGTCTCGCACGCATGAATAATTTCATATTCAATATCATTCCAATGGTCTGCACGATTACATTCATCGTCCATGTAATCCTCAGCCAAGCTTTGTAAATATCTATCGCTCATGATTTCTCCAGTTTGTTTGGTTGACCGCTTTGTGCATCGTTGTAACCCTCGCCGTAATGATCTTGATCTTTTTGTGAATCATATAACCAAGAATCTTGGAACTCAGCATCAGCGAGACCATCTTCATACCCTTGCTGATAGGGCGGTTTACGTCTTTCTAAATCACTCATCATCTTCTCCTCTTAATTGATCAGCCATATCCATCATGCAACATAAACAAGTAGGACAAAATTCAACTGGAATGATACCGAACTCACCAGCTATACCTCCCTCGTCCTCGATTGAAAACTCAGTACTGCATACAGAACAATTACTCATTGCAAGCCCTTTCTGAACGTAGTTCTTCCTCTTCATCGTCACCGTAGTCATCATTGTTATTTCGCTCTTCCCAGTAATCAGAGAATTGTTCTATAGCATCGCTGACATACACTGGCACGTAATTACTTACATCATTTTCAGTGCCATCATCCCAAGTTAACTTCAACTCCCATTTAACTATTTTGCTCATCTTCACGCTCCTTTAAGTATTGAACTGCTTCACTGGAAAACTGCAATTTCACTGCTTGCTTGGTACTGCGTTTAAACTCTTTAGGTGTGTGCCGACCACCATGCTTTGGCGCATACGCTAAAGTTTTTACTACTGGGTTAATTGGTTTGATTTTCACGTGCGCCTTTCTTTGGGAACTGGCTCGAATCAATGAATGATCTCGCCATCATCAGGCAACTGTTCTCTGTAAAGACCAGTAATCATGATGGAGATATTACGAATAAGGGATTGCTCTTCAACGTCAAAGAACAACCCCACCTTTGCTAACGTCAACCCCAAGGCGGGGAGGATTGTCTCGACTGGCAAGCCATCGATCAACTCTCCTATTCCCGCCATCAGGTTCTCTACTTCATCTGCTTGATCTTGAATGCTCATCACTTCAACTCCTTGAGTAGTTTGTTGAATGATGCTGATGCCAAGCCACTGACATTCTCAACATTCTCACCGCTCGTAAAGCATTGATCAACTGTAGTGCGACCGATACCGATTGCAACAATCTTGACACCAAGCTTATCTGCTACTGACTGCAAGTGTTTCATGTGCGCTTTGCAATAGCCATCCGCATCAGTGATCAAGAACAAGATCTTACGCTGTGCATCCTGACGATACAGATCCTCAATCGCTAGGCTCAGGGCTGAGTAGTCAGGTGTTGATGACTGTGCCCACTGGCGAATCGATCCAAGCTTTGCCGATGCTTTGGCTAGGTTCTCTTTCCATGTTTTAAATGGAATGAATCTGACGTGCTCAGTGCGGAACGCATCGCCACGTTTAGTCGCACCGCTCTCGTCTAAAGCTTTAAGACTGGTGTTGCCATGAAACCCTGTGACGTTGAACTCGACACCAGCTTTGTCTAGGATGCGTGACAACTGGATCGTGATTGATTCAGCGATGACGATTTTGTTATCCTCCTCCATTGATCCTGAGCAGTCGATCAAGATTGACACCGAAGACTTGACCGCATCAACGTGCTGACGTTTGCTAAACACCGCTGTGCTACCGCAAGCAAATCGTGTAAACGCTTTGCGATCAACCTTGCCTGATTCCTCGTGCGTTGACCAACCAACCAAGTCAACCGAACGTAGCAAGCGTAGGATGTTTGCACGTGTTGCACCAAGCCCGCTGGTCTGCGTATTGAACTGGGCTGAGAAGTTAGTCTCGCATTCTGTTTTGTTGAGAATCATATTACCTCCATGAGAAGTTTGAATACTGTGGCTTACCAACAGCGGGGATCGGTCTAACCTGATCAGCTTGTGAACGATGTTGCTTTAGTTCTTCACGAATGAAATCATTAGGCTCAACCTCACGACCACCATCATACGACTTACCACCACCACGCTTAGGATCTTTGCTTGGCTCATCACCTTGCTCACCATCCGCTTGCTCGTCACCGTCCTTGTCACCAGCTTGATCGCCACCTTGACCGTCTTGCTTGTCACCGTCTTGATCACCGTCTTGCTTTGGTGCTGGATTAGACCCATCAGGCTGACCGTCTTGCTCTCCATCAGGTTGATCGCTAGGCTGACCCTTACCATCGCCCTCACCCTGTCCAGCTTCCTCGTCTTGCTGTTTGATACGCTTGTACAACTCAACCGCAACCTTGACGATCTCACTAGTGTTAGTCGCTTTGCTTGCACGACCGAGCGCCCAGTGAATATGCTTGGCATAGATTGAATCATCAGTGATGTTCGGTACGTCAATCACGTAACCGTTTAAACGTCTACCCTCAACAGCCAGCAAGAACGGAATGTTCTTTGCATCATTAGGATCTACGTAGCCATCACGATCCAGTACCGAGTTAATCAAGTTAACGAACAGTGCACGTGCGTTTGGCGCACGCTGTGATTCGATGACTGACAACTCGATGCGTGGATCTTCAAGACCATTGATCAGGTTACCAACGTATGCACCGTAACGCTTGCGTGCTAGATCCCAAGGCTTGTTCTCGGTAAACCATGCATGACCCAACTCATGCAGTGCGTAGCCGATCAAGTTATTGAACGTGGTCTGAGGGATCTCAGCACTCTCATCAATCGATGGGAAGATCACCGTTGCATCAAGGTGAGTATCACCGTAGCGATTGAACTGAATGCCAGCAGTGCGACCAGTCCACAATACGTTGAGAGTACCGAACTCGAAGTCACTGTTCTTGAACACACGCTCTAGGGTTGTAGCGACCCCACGCTTTACATTTAGTCCGAGCATAAAGCCCTCCTATTTAGTTAAGAATGATTTCAGATTAGCGATGTCAATCGTTGCACTGAATACACCACGCAACTCGCTTTCGCAATCAGCGGGGAACTTATTCACGATTGCATTCTCAAATGCAACTGCGACTGGTGCTCCCTTTTGAATTGCTCTAGCCCATGCAAACAACTGGCGCAAGCTTGGGGGCTGTGTCAGGATGCCCGCTCTTGCTTTCTCACGTGCAACGTTTGCAAACTTGATGAGGATCTCACCAGCATCACGAGACAAGCCAGTGCGATTACACACGAGATTGATCTCATCATCAGCGGGTAGATACTCGAAGCGCAACGTATATGAGAAGCGATCAAGGAACGCTGTATTCTGATCACGCACACCAGCAAAATTGCCTGACGTATCTCCATGACCGTTGCTATTGTCTGCACCGAAGAACACCACGTGCGATGACACTGGGATGCGCTTGCCAGTCTCAGCGATCACGATCGAGCGATGAGGAGAGCGCTCACACAGTGCGTGCAGTACAGCTAAGTTCTGAGCACGAGCGAAACCGATCTCATCAAGCAACACGATTGCGCCTGTGTGTTGGATAGCTTGAGTAATGACACCAGCTTTCCACACTACGTTGCTGTTCTCGATTGTGTTGCCACCGATAAACTCAGCACGCTCCAGCGCTTCGTCAAAGTTCACACGAAACAGTCTGCGACCAAGACGTGATGCCAACTGTGCAACGAACTCAGTCTTGCCTGTACCACGCTCACCAGCAAGCCACACGTTGTCAGGCAATGGATCATCGAGTGCGATCAAAGCTTGGTGCAAGTGCTGAGGATTAAACACGTAGTCATCGACACGAGCGGGAGCATCAGGATCATTCCACACACCGACCTCGAACTCTGAGAAGTCAACGACCTCACCAGCGTATTCATACGAGAGCACACCATCGAATACGTCACGTGCTTTCTTGATCTGAAACACTGGCAAAGCGTTCGCAATCTCAGTGATCCGCTGTGCGGGTTCTGTCTTGCGGAACTTCTCAAACACCTTGGCAACTTCCTGAGCGATGTCAACGGTTGCAGTCTGCCCAACGCTTGCAAGCTTTGCGTTTAAACGGTCAGTCAACTTGGCGAAATCCTTGTCGATCTTGGTTTGAATCTGCAATGCATTGTCGAGCGCACTGTTGGCAGTCGTACGAATTGCATCAACATCATTCAGCGCCTTGTTGATATCGTTGCGAACGTCATCAGGAACTGCGCCAGTACGATTGATCGGACTAGGCTTGGTTGCCTTGACCTGATCAAGAGTAATGTGACCCATGTTGATCAGATCACCAACCTTTATAACGGCGATTGATTTATCTGATTCAACGTGAAGCTTGGATTTCACCAGCACTTCATTGAGAACGGTCAGCGGGATAAGGGATAGGTTTTTTGTAATGTCACTCACGATTTATTTCTCCTTAAACTAAAGCAAAGTTATGTGAATCGATCGGGCACAACGGCAAGCCCTGATCAGCCCACGTCTTGGTGATGCGGATTGTGTAGCCACACTTTGAGCACTGCGCTTTGAGCATACGTGTTGACTGCTTCTTGCGATCGTGTCCAACGTTTAAACGAGCATGGGGATATTCTCCCAGCGAAGCGATCAGGCTACCGAAGTTGTCTCGGAAAGCTTGACCGATTTGCGTACTGCTTGGCTTGCCCTCTAGCCACACCGAACGAACAGCATGAGGAAAACGTCCACGATGACCGTCTCCATCGGTTGCTGAATGGCACAGCTCGTGAACGAGAATGCCGAACACTTCAAACGGATCAGATACGACTGGCGAGATCAAGATCTCGTGAGTTGCATCCTCACTGGCTGAACTGCTCCAGTGCTCACCGATTGCACGATTAAGACTGCGTGCGTGTTTGCTAGGAAACCCGCAAGTCACACGAATGTTTTGCGGGAGCGGATAACCGTTCGCATCGAATATCGAACGTAACTCATTGACGGCTGAGTTGAGCCATTCTTCACGTGTAGTCAATTTGACCTCCATTAAATGTGAAAGTGATTAAGCAATGCGATCGCAAGATTGCCGAACACGATTGCCACGAGTACTGCTACTGCAAGATTAAAAAGTTCACGCATTGATTAAACCCTCCTCAATTAAATGTTGAACGGTACGACCGAACCAGCCTTGCAATTTGTAGGCAAGACCACTGTCATGCAAGTACTGCCAAGCTTGCACAATCTCGTCATGAGAACCTTCTTCAAAGCCCTCAGCGAGTGCTACTGCACGATATGAATCCATACTGCATCCTCCTAAGTTAAACGATGCAAGGCGCATCCTCATGCCCTCCATAGAGGGCATTGAGATAAGTCTTACAAGCAAAAGAAAAAGTTATTAGGAATAGCGCCAACTGCAATTGTTGGGCACTGAGCATTGGGGCTATGACCCAAAGTAACGATGTCTTTAGCAACGTACAGATCCAGTGGTAACACGTGAGCAATTGAACCCAATTCATACAGAGCATCTTTGAGTGTTGCAAGATTGTGTTCACGCTGAAACTGTTTAACGATTGTGAGTGCTTGATCTAATTTCATAAATCCTCCGTTGTAGTGATGCAAGATCGCATCCTCGTTCGCACTGGTATGCAGTACGAACTGAGATTAAATCTCGTTGGAGAGCCACTTGTTTTAGAACGCTCTGCTATCGCACGTTCATGCAACCTACCCTTATCGCATCAGGTGTTGCACATGGTGTGATTACACTTATCGATCACACTACGAAAATCCGTCTCGCATCTCGTTCGGTTGCCTGATCCCATCAGGGGGCAGAGCCTACTAGCCTTTGACGTGCAGTTTTATGTCCTGATATTGACAGCCCTCGTTTTAGACCTGACTGGCATCAGCGGTCACCGCATTTTTTTATCCACGCTCTCGGCTCGCACGTGTCGGTGGTTACTCACCGTTTTTGAATCTACTACTATCGAAACAGGCTCCATGATAGCACGAACGTTTAAACCAACGTCAAAGACTTTTTGCAGATATTTTTTTAAGCCCTTGATTCCTCGGTAAATATCTAATTAAATCAACAACTTACAACTGTGCAAAAAACTTACATTTACCAGCTCACAGCGTTAAAAAATTGAAAAGCGGGCAAAAAGAGCGGAGCGATCGGGCTGAAGAATCACCACTTCACGTAGGGTAAAGGCTCATCATTTGAGCTAGTCAATAAGACGTGTAAACAGGGTTACTTTCACGAGCTGAATGCAACCCCTGAATGCCTACTGCGAACACACTGCGAACATCATTGACATCTAACGTTTAAACCATCACCATGCTTGATGGTCGTGTGACCGTTCATGCATAGGAGATTGAATTGAAAAAGACGAGAGATGAATTGATAACGATGCTGGAGGACGATGCTATTACCGTTGACGATGTTCGCACTAGCACAACGCAAGCGGGCACGAATAGCGAAGCGATCCAGTCGGCTGTAGATCGTGTAGAGATAAAGAGAAAGAGAAATGGATTACCAGTAGGTGTAAAGACAGATAAGACTGGTAAGAAGCTTAATAAACCCACTGCCAAGATGCTGGCATTCGCATCCTACGTGCTCAATGGTGATGCTCCGAGAGATGCGTATCGTAAAGCTTACGACTGTAGTGGTAGTGCTGATGCCACGATCATTGCACGTGCGAACGAATTGATGAGACACAGTTCAATCACTTTACTTCTTGAACCTTTGATCACTGCCAAAAAAGAATTGGTACTTGCGAACGAGGTAGCCACACGCAAGCACATCATGGAGGAGCTGTTCGTTCACAGCGCCAATGAAGAGACGAACGTTGGTGCACGACTGCGTGCGCTGGAGCTGATGGGCAAGGCTGTCGGTATGTTCATCGATAAGGTCGAGACCAAGGTCGAGGAGATCAACGCAGAGCAACTCAAGCAAGAACTCGAATCGCACTTGACGTTACTCGACAACGTGACATCGATCAGAAAGAAAAAAGCGTGACGTGGGCTTGTGCGTTTGCGCTGGCGCACACCCACGCTACCCCCATGCCCCCTTTTTGACGGGATGGTCTGCATTGGACTCTACACTCTGAAATACACATTTAATTACATACTTTTTAGCTATCAGAACGTTTCCATATGTTTCACGTGAAACACACCCCCTGTTGTTTTTTTGCAATGCAAAGTTTAAACGTTCGTGTAGAATACCCCCTATGAACGTTTCCGTTTAAACATGGAGGGGTATATATTTTGGAGGAAAAACACTTATGGATTATGTTGGGGTTACTGATCGTATTGGCAATGATCCTATGAGCGATCAAAACTTTTTATTGCGTAGCACCATCATTGACCTTGAAACAATGAGGACACCTTATGAACCAGCATCTCGTGGCTACATGGCACTTACAACAGCCATTAGCATTTTGCGGCAAATGCAAGTTGTTTATGACGTGGGCAATTCTTGCTCACCAGCAAAACCTAAATTAAGAATAGTAAAGGAATGTAATGACTGAAAAACAAAAGCGGGTATACGACTTTATTCAAGCCTTTATTCGTACGCATGGGTTTGCACCCAGCTATACCGAGATTGCTAAAGGATTAGAACTACGTAGCAAATCTAATATTCATCGTTTGGTGCACAATTTAAAAGACAAGGGATTGATTAAAATCAACCCCCATATGGTGCGTAGCATCAAAGTAATCGATGCAACCGTTCGTGAGATGGCTGCCCTTTGAGTCTTCTTACTAAGGCGGAGATTAAGAAGTATTTAGCGTTATTAGAAACGCTGCCTAAAGATTCGCCCCAAATTCCCAAAATACATCAACTGCTCAAGCAGGACAAAATTGAGCGTTGCAGGGAAAACTTTCTACCTTTTGTAAAGGAGATGTGGAGTGCCTTCATTCCCGGTAAACACCATGCTGTCATGGCTGATGCATTTGAAAGAGTTGCTAATGGAACTCTTAAACGGCTTATTATTAATATGCCGCCTCGTCATACTAAATCTGAGTTTGCGTCTTATCTCTTTCCCGCTTGGTATCTTGGAAAGTATCCACAAAAGAAAATTATTCAAACTGCCCATACAGCAGAACTTGCCGTTGGTTTTGGACGAAAAGTCCGTAACGTTGTCAACACACCCGATTATCAAGCTGTATTCCCAACTAAGCTATCTTCTGATAGCAAAGCTGCGGGTCGTTGGAATACCGATAAAGGCGGCGATTATTTCGCTATCGGTGTGGGCGGTGCGGTTACAGGTAAAGGTGCGGACGTTCTAATTATTGATGACCCGCATTCGGAACAAGAAGCCATGCAAGGCAATCCCGAAGTATATGATCGGGTCTTTGAGTGGTATGGATCAGGACCACGTCAGCGTTTACAGCCGGGCGGGTCAATCATTATTGTGATGACACGCTGGTCTAAGCGGGATTTGACTGGTCAAATTTTAGATAACTCAATGAAAAGGGATGGAGATGAGTGGGAAGTCATCGAATTACCTGCGCTATTACCCTCTGGTAAACCTTTATGGTCTGAGTTTTGGTCGCAAAAAGAACTTGAAGCGATCAAGGCGGAAATTCCTGTTAGCAAGTGGGAAGCCCAGTATCAGCAAAATCCTACATCTGAGGAAGGCGCAATTATTAAAAGGGAGCATTGGCGCATATGGGAATCGGATGTCGCTCCTTACTGCGATTACATCATTCAGTCGTGGGATACCGCCTTTGAAAAGAGTAATCGTGCTGACTATTCCGCTTGCACCACGTGGGGTATCTTCTATAAAACGAATACTGAAGGCTTGGAAGTACCCAATATCATCCTTTTAGATGCTTATAAGGGACGTTTAGAGTTCCCAGAACTTAAACGCAAAGCGTTTGAGTACTACAAACACTGGAATCCAGACAGCCTAATTGTAGAAAAAAAGGCGGCTGGTGCGCCACTGATCTATGAAATGCGGGCAATGGGCATACCGGTGTCGGAGTATACACCAAGCAAGGGTAATGATAAAATAGCCCGTGTAAACGCTATATCTGATCTTTTTGCGTCTGGTTATGTCTGGTGTCCAGAAGCACGATGGGCGGAAGAAGTGATGGAGGAATGCGCTTCCTTCCCTAACGGAGACCACGATGACATGGTTGACTCAACGTCACAAGCCTTGTTACGGTTCCGTCAGGGAGGTTTTATCCGTTTAAACAGCGATGAGCCAGATGAAGTAAAAGAATTTAGATCCAACCGAAACAAAGGTTACTACTAAGGAATACTATGGCAATTGATAAAGCCCTATACCAAGCCCCCAAAGGGATCGATGCTCTCGCTGCTGAAGAAGAGCCACTGGAAATTGAAATTGAACCAGACCACATTAATATATCAACCGATGATATTGAAATTGATATTCAAGCCCTTGACCCAGAATTTGGCGAAAATCTTGCGGAGAATTTAGACGACTCGTTGCTGGCTTTAATTGCCCAAGAGTTGACTTCTGACTACGACTCTGATGTGGCGAGCCGCAAAGATTGGTTGCAAACCTACGTAGATGGTTTGGAATTATTGGGATTAAAGATTGAAGAGCGCAGTGAACCTTGGGAAGGTGCTTGCGGTATCTACCATCCTATTCTTGCTGAAGCGCTTGTAAAGTTTCAATCTGAAACCATTATGAGTCTGTTTCCCGCCCAAGGACCAGTTAGAACAAAAATTATTGGTAAAGAAACCAAAGACAAAATTGATGCAGCGCACCGTGTTGAAACGGATATGAACCACCGTTTGACAGATAGAATGCCTGAGTATCGCCCTGAGACAGAGCGCACCATCTGGGGATTGGGTCTAGCTGGTAATGCATTTAAAAAGGTTTACTTTGATCCAAACTTAAATCGCCCTATGGCTTTGTTTGTGCCAGCAGAAGATGTGGTTGTTCCTTATGGCGCAGCCAACCTAGAGTCTGCTGATCGTGTAACGCACGTGATGCGTAAAACAGAAAATGAATTACGCAAGCTGCAAGTCATGGGTTTTTACCGTGATATTGATCTTGGAACTCCAATTAACTTCTTGGATGAAGTAGAAAAGAAAATTGCAGAGAAGCAAGGTTTTAGAGCAAGCTCAGATGACCGATACAAGCTTTTAGAAATGCACGTCAACCTTGATTTAGAAGGTTACGAGCATACAGATGAAAACGGTGAACCCACTGGCATTGCTTTGCCTTATGTAGTCACTATTGAAAAGGGTACAAGTACCATCCTTTCAATCCGCAGAAACTGGAGACCAGATGATGAAACATTCCAAAAACGTGCTCATTTTGTACATTATGGATACATTCCCGGTTTTGGCTTTTACCATTTTGGTCTCATCCATCTTATTGGTGCTTATGCTAAAAGTGGCACTTCCATCGTACGTCAATTGGTTGATGCAGGATCCCTCGCTAATCTGCCGGGTGGCTTTAAGACCCGTGGGTTGCGTGTCAAAGGTGACGACACACCAATAGCACCGGGTGAGTTTAGGGACGTGGACGTACCGTCTGGAGCAATGAAAGACAATATTATGCCGCTCCCATACAAGGAGCCAAGCCAGACCTTGCTTACTTTGTTAAACGGCATTATTGAAGAAGCTCGCAGATTTGCTAACACAGCAGACTTATCCGTATCCGATATGTCCGCTGCTGCGCCAGTTGGAACCACGTTTGCTATTTTGGAGCGAACACTCAAAGTAATGTCGGCTGTACAAGCTCGTATCCATTTTGCTCTCAAGCAAGAATTAAAGCTGCTTAAAGAAATTATTGCAGAAGATACTCCAGAAGACTATGACTACGATCCAGATAGCGGTAATCGGCACGCTAAAAAATCAGACTACGATGCCGTAGACTTGATTCCAGTAAGCGATCCTAATGCTTCTACGATGGCGCAAAAGATTGTTCAGTGGCAAGCCGTACAACAGTTGGCTCAGTCTAACCCACAGTTTTTTAATATGCAGTTGATGAATCGCCAAATGGTTGAAATATTAGGCATTCCTAATGCCAATAAACTTGTGCCTATGGCTGATGATATTAAGCCTACTGATCCCGTTTCTGAAAATCAAAACATTTTGATGCAAAAACCAGTCAAGGCTTTTGAATATCAAGATCACGAAGCCCACATTACTGTGCATATGATGGCAATGAAAGATCCAAAGATCCTACAAGTATTGGGACAAGGACCACAAGCCATTCAATTGCAAGCGGCTATGCAAGCGCATATTAATGAGCATTTAGGTTTTGCTTATCGTGTTGAAATTGAGAAACAATTGGGTATGTCATTACCACCTAAGTCTGATGAAATGGGTGATGACGTTGGCATGAATCCAGAAGTGGAAGCTCGTTTGGCTCCAATGTTGGCTCAAGCTGCTCAACGTCTATTACAGAACAATCAGCAACAGGCGGCACAACAGCAAGCCCAGCAACAGGCACAAGATCCATTGGTTCAGATGCAGCAACAAGAGTTACAACTTAAACAAGCTGAACTTGAGCGCAAAAAACAAAAAGATATGGTTGATGCTCAATTAAAAGCAAGTCAGCAACAAATTGAGAAAAGCCGTATCCAAGCACAGACGGTATTGGAAGCAGCTAAAACTCAAGCAGGTCTACAGTCTCAAGAAACACGAGACAAGATACAAATCGGTGCAGATTTGGTTAAGCATATTTCAAGCAAAGACCAAGAGCACAAAGTTCAAAACAAACAGCTATTTACACAAGGATTGAGAGACGCTCACCAAGTTGCAGAAGCTGAACAAGCCCGTTTAAACGCTAAAAAGGGTAATAAATGAATGAATTAGAAATAGCAATTGGCAGAATTGATGAACGGATATCAATGATGCAAAACCAATTAGGTAGTGGCGATGCGGTCGAATACAACCAATACCTAACTATATGCGGGATTATTAAAGGTCTGTTGACCGCACGTAGAGAAATAACCGACCTTAAACACAATTTGGAGATCTCGGATGAGTGAAACAATTGATTTGTCACAGGCGGTCGATCTATCAGCGCTAATGGACAAATCCCAAGAAGAAAAAGCAAGCCAATTACCGAAGCCGTCAGGCTATCGGATCCTATGTGCAATACCTGATATTGAAGATGCGTACGAAAGCGGACTCTTAAAGGCAGAAGCGACCATTAACTTTGAAGAAAAGCTGGCAACAGTTTTATTCGTAGTTGCGTTGGGACCAGACTGCTACAAAGATCCAACAAGGTTCCCATCAGGACCTTGGTGCAAAGTCGGTGACTTTATTATTGTCCGACCAAACTCAGGTAGTCGTTTAAACATTCACGGAAAAGAATTCAGAATGATTAACGATGACACCGTAGAAGCTATTGTGGATGATCCACGTGGCATTAAACGCTCATAAAGGAGAAAAATATGGCAGAAGCATTCCAATTCCCCGATGAAATCGAACAACCAGCAGATTTGCCAGAAGTAAAAGCAGAAATTGAAGCAAAACCCGCTGATTTTGAGATTGAAATTGAAGACGATACCCCAAAAGAGGATCGTAGACGCAGAAATTTACCCGAAGAAGTGGTGCAAGATCTCGAAAAAGACGAGATGGAGCAATATGACGACCACGTAAAAGACCGTTTACAGCAGTTAAAGAAGGTCTGGCACGATGAGCGTAGGGCAAAAGAAGCTGCTTTGCGTGAACAACAAGAAGCAATTGCTGCAACGCAAAAACTTTACGAAGAAAACAAGAAAATGAAAGCCTTGTTGTCTTCTGGAGAGCAAGAATACGTAGCTGCGGTTAAAAATTCAGTGGAATTAGAGCTAGATAAAGCAAAACGGATTTATCGTGAAGCTTATGAGTCTGGTGATACTGATCGTATTATTGAAGCTCAAGAAAACATGGTTTCAGCCATGCAAAAACAGGAGCGCATCAACAATTTTAAGATGCCCCCTTTACAAACTGAAGAAAATGAGGTAAAAACACAATATCAAGCTCCTCCTAAGCCCGATATGAGGGCACAGAAGTGGCAAGAGCAAAATTCTTGGTTCGGTCAAGATGAAGAAATGACAGCAGCAGCGCTAGGTTTACACGAAAAACTTAAGCGCAATGGTGTTCATATCGGCTCTGATGAATATTATGCGACCCTCGATCGTACGATTCGCAAACGTTTCCCCGAAAATTTCGAGGAAGAGGCTGTACCAGAAGTCAAAGAAACTCCTAAAGCAAAATCTCCATCGGTAGTTGCTCCAGCGAGTCGCAGCACGAATGCGAAACCAATCAAGCTGAAAACGAGCCAAGTGGCATTAGCCAAAAAACTTGGTATTACCCCAGAGCAATATGCTAGAGAAGTACTTAAATTAGGAGAATAAAATGACTGCAAAAAGAAATAACCGTGATACCGAAGTTCGTGAAATGGCGGAGCGCCCAAAGCAGTGGCGACCACCAGAGTTACTCCCAGAACCCGATAAGGAAGAAGGATACGAGTATCGTTGGATTCGTGTATCTATGTTGAATACCCCAGATCCTAGAAATTTATCGTCTAAGCTCAGGGAAGGTTGGGAACCCGTTCGAGTCGAAGAACAACCTAAGTTTAAACTGCTAGTCGATCCAGATGGACGTTTTAAAGACAACATCGAAATTGGCGGATTGTTACTTTGCAAAACTCCAAAAGAGTTCGTAGACCAACAGCAAGCTTATTACGCTGAACAGACACGGGCACAGACGGAAGCTGTAGACAACAATTTGATGCGTCAATCCGATGCTCGTATGCCTATTTTCAAAGAAAGTAAGTCTACAGTAACGGTTGGCAGATAATTTTAACTTTTAGGAGATTTAAATGGCATATCCAATCGTACCTAGTACATACGGTTTTCGCCCAGTAAATCTTATTGGTGGTCAAGTTTTCTCTGGATCGACTCGTCAGATTCCTATCCAGTACGGCTTTGGCACTAATATTTTTTACGGTGATGTCGTAGGTATTTCACGTGGCTTTATCACACGCTCCACAGTTACTACTGGTGCTGGCGCTACTACTGGCGCAGCAGGTAATGGAACTGTAGGTGTGTTTTTAGGCTGCAACTACACAGACCCTGTTACCAAGCAAAAGCGCTACAGCCAATATTGGCCCGCAAGCACTTTAGCTGGTGATGCTTATGCAGTTGTTACTGATGATCCAGATACTTTATTCCAAGTTGCTGTTGCTTCAACCCAAGGCGCTACCGCTATTGGTTCTGTTGCTACTGCAATGATCGGTTTAAACATCGCTGGTTCTGATTTAGCTGGTAACTTAAATACTGGCGATTCTTACAATGGTGTTTTGGCTTCTAACGTTGGTAACAACGCAACATTGCCATTCCGTATCGTTGATTTGAAGCGTGATTCAGCTATTCAGTTCACTGCTACTTATACAAGTGGTACAGGCACATTAACTGTTTCAGCTTTGCCTTCTAACTTGTTAGTTGGTACTGAAGTTGGTTATATTGCTTCAAACGGTCAATATGTTGGTACAGGCGCTTATGTTTCGACATTTGCTGCTGCTGGCTCTACTTCAGTTGTATTGAATAGTGCTCAAGTAACAGTAAATAGTCCAACAGGCACTGCATCTACTGCAATGACTATTCCTGCTTCAAGCACTTTGGTGTTTACTCAGTATCCAGAAGTTTACGTTAAGTTTAACTTTGGTTTACACGAGTATTACAACAATACTGCTCAAGCTGTAACACTTTAATCTAAGGAGCATTAAATGGCTATTTCTCGTGCACAACTACTGAAAGAGTTGCTCCCCGGTTTGAATGCATTGTTCGGACTTGAGTATGCTCGTTATGGTGAAGAACACAAAGAGATCTACGAAACTGAGACCTCTGAGCGTTCTTTTGAAGAAGAAACAAAACTGTCAGGCTTTAGCGCTGCACCAGTCAAACCCGAAGGCAATGCCATCGCTTATGACAATGCGCAAGAAGCATGGACAGCTCGCTACAACCACGAAACTATTGCCCTTGGCTTTAGCTTGACTGAAGAAGCAATCGAAGACAACCTCTACGATTCTTTGTCAGCTCGCTACACCAAAGGTCTAGCTCGTGCTATGGCTTATACCAAGCAGGTAAAAGCTGCTGCTGTATTGAACAACGGTTTTAACGCTGCCTACACTTATGGTGACGGTCAAGCATTGTTCAGCACTGCACACCCATTGGTTAACGGCGGTACTAACGCTAACACTCCTTCAACTCCTGCTGACTTGAACGAAACCGCATTGGAAAATGCTGTTATTCAAATCGCTGCATGGACTGATGAGCGTGGCTTACTGATCGCTGCTAAACCACGTAAATTGGTTGTTCCACCTGCATTGCAATTCGTTGCTACTCGTTTGTTAGAAACCGAACTCCGTGTTGGTACTAACAACAACGACATCAACGCAATCAAGAACAATGGTTCTGTTCCAGAAGGTTACACAATTAACCACTTCTTGACAGCTACCAATGCATGGTTCCTGACAACTGATGTTCCAAATGGTTTGAAACACTTTGTACGTACACCACTCCAGAATTCTATGGACGGTGATTTCGATACTGGTAACGTCCGTTACAAGTCTCGTGAGCGTTACAGCTTTGGTGTATCAGATCCATTAGGTGTATACGGTTCTTACTAAGAACTACCCCCCTGTTGGTTTAGACTGATAGGTGCAGCCCCCGCCCAAAAAGCGGGGGTTTGCTTTTATAGGACTAGATCAAATCCCGGTGGAATGCAAATTAAATCATGTTGTTGGGGTGGAACTGAATAGCCCATGCTTTCAAAGAAAGCGATAATATTTCCAGCATTAGACTTATGTTGCTCAACCATAAATACAGGTTTATAACAATCAATCCAGTCTTCAGCAGCAAAAAGTGCTTGCTCTTCCATACCCTCAATGTCCATTTTGATAAGATCAACGTGCTCGTTAAACCAATGCAAAGGGTAGACTTCAACTCTTTCGGTATGGTTTTTAACCATATCCATGTTGTCTGATTTATCAATTGGCAATAATTCATAACCACCAAAGTTTTGATAAGAATCGTAATCTGGCAAAGTTGCATCAATGTGATCTATTTCATCGTTTCCAATTGCAAAATTATGGCAACTAACATTGCGTAGCCCGTTTAAACTTACCATTCCACAAAGTTGATAAAAGATTTGACGCTGCGCTTCAAAAGCCCGAACAGAAACTTGGTCTTTAAACGTGTTTGCTATGGCAAGAGTATGAGTGCCAATATTGGCTCCTACGTCATAAAATACTACGTGTTGTTTTTTTACCAATAACTTTTCAATAATTTTTTTAAGTAGGTTAATTTGATCACGCTCAAAGTAACCAGTACGCTGCACATCTCCGCATACACCCCTATCATTTTTATTTAAAATTAACAGTCCATATTCTGTATTAACGGCAAAGTTGGGATTCATAGTATTTCCTTTAAAAATTCTTTGGTCATTTCCATGCCACGATCAAATGAAGCATCCACATCTTTATAGCGAAATACCTTCATAACACCGTCTTTAATATATGGGTCAATAAACATTTCATCACGTGGTGGGTCGATATAATCTCCAAGCCATACGAACGTAGGAATACGATTCATAGCACTCATTGTTTTAATGCCACTATCTGCTCCAATAACTGCATGACATTGATTTACGTAAGCCAAGCTTTTTGCTGGATTGCTATGGCAAACAAGCTTTAAGCTTTCGCTTTCTTTTAAATTAATACCTTTTAATTCGCTTTCTAAACCAAATGCCATCAAGTTGTAATCATCAGATACAAGTTCTTTAATTACACGGGCTGGGATGGACTTCAAAATCATGCCAAATTTCTTTTGAGTATCAATAGAATATGCGCTACCGTTGATATGAACACCAACTACGGGTTTACCATTAGTAAATAATGGTTTTTCAAGATCAAATGGAAATTCAGCAAAATACTGAGCATGTGGGCAGTGAACCCAATTAATAGACTTGTTTAAACTATTTAAAAAGTGATTTTGACCGTCCAAAGTTTCAAAGATATGCAATGGATCAACGGGGATTCCAATCGTGTCAAAAAACTCTTTAGCGCCCTGTAAATGGGTTACTGAGGCATATTTATAAGGTTTATCTTTGTTAGCATCAATAAAAGGCAAACACTGCAAAAAATCTCCAATACCGCCCAACAATAAAATTACTTGCTCCATTTAATTAAGTCCTCTTTAATGTTTTGTACTACTGATTCCCAGTCGCCCAACTTGGGCTGGCGGTAAAGTTTTAAGGTGGGATACCAAGGGCTATCGGTTCTGTCCATGAACCAGCGCCAACAAGTATCAAAACGATTCATCATCCATACTTCTTTGCCCATAGCAGCCGCTACGTGAGCCGTAGACGTGTCAACAGCAATCACTAGGTCTAGGCTCCAAATATAAGCTGCGGTGTCTGCAAAGTCCTTAAAAAGCGGTGTATGGTTACACATTATGGATCTCCAACCTAAACAATTGTAAAGTTCTTGCTCTGGTCCTTCGCCCTTTTGTAAAGAATAAAAGTTAACATTGTCAACTTTTAGTGGAAGTAAACGTTCTAAGGAGATATTTCTACGCTCATTGACAGCCCAAACTTCTGGCTGATCAGGTCTAAACCCTCCAGACCAAACCAAACCAACATTCTTTTTTCCATTTGCCAAAAGCATTGGAGAAAAATATTCAACTAAAGCGGGATCGGGTTTTAAATAAATACCATAAGGAATGCTATCCATACGTGTTTTAAACGCATAAGGAAGGCTCATAAGAGGAATATGCAAATCAAACGGCGGAATAGGATCTCCCGTAGTAACAACTTGATCAACACCCTCTAAAGATGTAAGCAATTTAACCAGAGGCTTTTCAGTGCCAAGAATCACTGTAGCTCCAGCTTCTTTGGCTAATTTAGCATAACGGCAAAACTGCAACATATCGCCAAGACCTTGCTCGCCATGAATAAATAGTATCTTGCCGTTTAAACTTTGTGTACCATCGTAGCAAATGCCGGGTAAGTTTCGTCTTGGATAAGTTGTTCTATTCCAGCGCCATTCGTGCTCTTCCCAAGCAACATCATATTCACCACGTAATAAGTAGCACAAAGATCTATTAAAACGAGCATCAGCAAGATTGGGGTCTATCTCCACAGCTTTGTTGTAGTCAGCCAAAGCTTCATCTGGTCTGCCCAAGTTTTGATAAACCAACCCACGGTTATTATAAAAAGCTTCTACCCCTTTGGGGTTTTGTTTGATTCCAGCGTCATAACATGATAAAGTTTCTTCCATGCGATGCAATTTTTGCAGGGCTATCCCTTTGTTGTTATATGCCTCTGCAAAGCGTGGATTGATTTTAAGTGCTTGATTATAAAGATCAATTTCCTCTTCAGTTCTATGAAGACTGCCAACTACAATGCCTTTGTTGTAATAAGCTTCTGCATATCTAGGGTTTATTTTTAGAGCATTATCAAAATCCATGATAGCTAACTCTGGTTGCTTTAATGCTTGAAATACATTAGCTCTATTATTTAAAGCTACGGCATTATTTGGGTGTCTTTCTATAGACTTATTAAAAAATTCTAAAGCCGCAAGATAGTTTTTAACACTGCCCAAAATGCACCCAATTAAATGATAGGCATCTGGATGATCTGGCTGCTCTTTAATGATTTGCTCACACAAAAGAATTGCTCTTTGATTGTCTCCGCTTTCTTGGCTTTTTTGAGCTTGAATAAGACGAGCAATGTTTTGATCTTTGAGTGGTTTAATTTTGGTAACGTTCTTATTTTTCATATTTGAATTCTATCATCAAAAAACTAAAAAAGAACAAGTTTAAACTTGCAAGATGTTTAAACTTAGTGTATAAATACAACTATCTGGGTGATTCGCCTATTCCACCACTGCCCCAGCAGACGATGCAAAGATCGGGATAGGTACTTTTGCATAAGGAGTCCATTATGGGACGTAGTACATTTGAAGGTCCAGTCTTAGCTGGAGATAATCGTTTTGGTCCACAACGTGACGTTGGCGGTGTTCTTTTAACCCAATACGCATTCTTAGATTTTTCTAAAACAACTCCCGGCACCGCTGGTTATGCAGGTGGTTCTAGTGTTTTTGTTACACCTAATAATATTCCTAACAATATTGCAACTATTTGGACTCCACAATCTGGTTCATACAGCACTAGCGGTCCAACTGTAGCTACTGTTCCTACTGCTGATGCTGCTGGTACTATTTATCGTGGTGTTTCTTTCTTGTTGCCAGCTAGTTCATATTTAAAATCTATTGAAGTTGACTATATTGCAACCCCAACTGATGCTGCAACATTGACACCAAATACTATTGCCTACTATTGCTCAAATCAGTTTGTAACTTCTGCTACTGGTGCTGTATATGCAAGCATTGCTTCAAACTCTGCTTCTACAGTTGGTCGTACTTCTGCTACCTTTACAGCTACTCAATATGCAAACAGCCAGTCCACTTTGCAAGACGTGCAAAATATTCAACCCGGTAACCAACCAACTTGGTTCAGCCAAGTAGTTATTACCGCTGCCATGACTGGTAACAGTGTTGGATCTCCTACATCTGGAAAACTTGCATTTACAATTAGTTATGTTCAAGCCGATACTAATATTGGAAATAGTTCAACCTATCCATATGGTAACTTTGACTAATAATCCGATGGGGAACTTCGGTTCCCCTTTTTAAAATTTAAGGAGATATTATGTCAGGTGCATGGAGTTTATTGAATTTCTTTTCGCCCAATACCCAAACGGGTGCTATGGGTACACAAACTGCCTCTACCCCATTAACGGGTATTGATGGCGCTGCTCAATTTGTTGCTCCTCAACGTTTGCGTGACGTTGTAGGAAAACTTAAAGTTTCACAATCACAAAACATTTATGATGCTGACTTTGAATATGGTGTCCAGCCTTTGCGTTGGGAACAGTTTATTCAAAACGTATCAGGTCAAGCATACATTGTCCAAAACCCCGGTTTAGGTGGTGTATCAATGAACATCGGTGGTGGCAACACTCCCGGTGACATTACCATTCGTCAATCACGTCCTTACCATCGCTATCAGCCCGGTAAAACGATGTATATGGCTTCTAACGTAAACTTTGGTTCATCGGTTAGCGGTCAGACACAACGTGTTGGTATTTTTGATGATTCTAACGGTATTTTCTTTTTGCAAAGTGGCGCACCTTATCCCGGTAATCCATATGCAATGTATTGCGTAATTCGTTCCGACTCAGGTGGTTTGCCAGTAGATCAAGTATTCCCAATGGAAGCTTGGAATGGTAATAAGAATATTATCAATGCTATTGACTGGACTAAGGTTCAGATGATTTGGATGGAATATGCTTGGTATGGTGCTGGTGCACTTCGTTGGGGTGTAGTCATCAACGGTGAACCTTGGGTTATCCATCAAGTTGGTACAGGTAATGGTGTAGTAAACGGAACAGCTCAGGTTAAACCTTGGAGCCGTACCGGTAATCTACCAGTTCGCTACGAGCAACGTGATAATGGCTCTTCTGGTCAATCTTTAATGACCCACTATGGTGTGTCAGTATTGGTTGAGGGCGGCATTGATAAACAGCGTGGATTTACCTATTCTTATGGTAACTATGCAGCTTCTCAACAGCGTAGTTTGACTGGTGCAGTAACTCGTTACCCAGCTATGTCATTCCGCATGAGAGCGATTGGTTCAGATATTTTTGACCAAACTAACGCTGCTGCTACTGGCGGTACTCCGCAGACTTTGACAATTAGCGCAGCTACTCCAGCAATTTCTTCTGTTGTAGGTCAATCTAGTGGCGGTCAAGCTTTGGTTACCTTTGCATCTCCTCATGGATATGCAGTAACTAACCCAGCCAATGCTAATAGCCCAGCTCAATATATTACTTTAAGTTCATTTACTGAAACTGCATCTATTACTGGCTATTCGATTGCCAGCGCAACATTAACAGTAACTACAATTACTGCTGGTGCTATTCAATCTGGTATGTCATTGACTGGTACTGGAATTGCTTCTGGAACCACAATTACTTCTCAATTAACCGCAACTAGCGCTGCTGTTGGATCACAAGCTTATTCTAGCGGTGGTGCAATCGGTTCTAGCGTTGTTGTATTGGCGGCTGGCACTGGATTTGCAGTGGGTCAATTAATTGCTGGTACAGGTATTCAAGCAGGTACATACATTACTGCTGTTAACGGTGCAACCATTACTGTAAACAAAACATTTACAGCACAAGTTGCTGGTACAGTTACATCATATGCAGTAGGCGGTGTTGGTACATATCAGTTAAGCTCTGCTCAAACTGGTGTATCTGGAACTTTAACTGCTATAACAACTTATGCAGCGCAGACTTGGTTGATTCAATCTGTTCCAACAACAAGCACAATGATTCTTCCAATTTTATTGGTAAATGGCGCAACATTGACTTCTACTCCAACAGCAACATATTGGGGTGCAAATCAATGGGTTGGTAAATCAGTTTATTATCAGGCAGCATTGCCAAGCCTTACTGGTGCAGCAATTGGAGCAGCTACTGTAATTGGTGGTGTAACTCAATTCCCTGTAACTTTAAGTTTTGCAGCAATTACCAGTTTGGCAACCAACAACGTTATTACTATCTCTGGCGCAGCACCTACCCAATACAATGGTATTTTTAACGTAACAGCGCTAAATGCTACTCAGGCACAGATCTATTTACCATCTAGTCCGAATGCAATTACTTTGGCTGGTCAAACTATTACATCGCCATATACAGCTCGTATTACAAGTAATACAACTTCTGCTATTACTTTTGGTGATATTGTGACTGGTAATCCGTTGCCTAACGCACCAACTGCTGGCTGTTCATATCAGATTGGTTTGATTGATCGTGGACAATTGTTACCACAAACATTGTTGACTAATACTAGCCAAACAGCTTTGATTGAGTTAATTGCTAGTACACCAACCAATCAGCTATCATTGCAAAATGCATCGTTTAAACCTTTGAATACACTTGGTTCATTTAATTCATTTGCTGAGGTTGATTTATCAGCAATTGGATTAAGTGGTGGTGAAGTAGTTTACGCATTCTCAACTCCAAATAATGCACTGCAACAATTGGATTTGACTAACTTCTTCCCTGTATTGACCAACATTAAAGGTAACGTAGCTGATATTTTGACGGTTGCTATTACTACAAGCCAAACTACCGTAGTTCAAGTTAACGTAGTTTGTCAGGAAGCGATGGCTTAATATGGCTAAGTCTCCAGCATGGACTCGTAAGGAAGGTAAATCACCTTCTGGCGGTTTAAACGCTAAAGGCAGAGCTAGTTTAAAAGCAGCAGGTCATGATATTAAACCACCACAACCAGAAGGCGGGTCACGGAAGAAATCTTTCTGTGCCCGCATGAGTGGTATGAAAAAGAAATTGACTTCAGCCAAAACAGCTAATGATCCAGATAGCCGTATTAATAAATCTTTAAAGAAGTGGAAGTGCTAAATGGAAGCAATTATGCAATTTTGGAATGTATTGTTGACTATCATCACGGCAGCCATTGGATTTTTTGTTAAAGAAAAGTTTACTGAATTAGATCGTGTAACAGTTCTTGTTAATAAAACTCGTGAAGAAATGGCACGAGATTATATTACTAAAACTGAAGTGCGTAATGATATGCAACAAATTATTGACAGATTTGATAAGCTAGAGGCTAAATTGGATCGTTTTATTGAAGGTCATAAATAATGCCAAGTACAAGCAAAAAACAACATAATCTAATGGAAGCGGTTGCTCATAATCCAGCATTCGCAAAAAAAGTAGGTATCCCTCGCTCTGTTGGCGAGGATTTTAGTAAAGCCGACAAGGGCAAAACTTTTAAAAAGGGTGGAGAAATGAAAAAGAAAATGGCAAGCGGTGGCGAGACTATGGGTCCTCGTTCCATGAAAGAAGATGTAGAAGCTGGCTCAAACAAACATGGTAAACATGGCGAGAGCAAACTTCAAAAACGTGGTCATACACGTGGCAAAGAACTAGGAATTGATGGCAAAAAAGAGCCTATCGAAAGCGAAAAAAACATGAAGTCATTTATGGCTGGCATGAAAAAAGGCGGCAAAGTTAAAAAAATGGCTGCTGGCGGTACTGCTTCTAGCCGTGCTGATGGCATTGCTCAACGTGGTAAAACAGTTGGTAAATACTGCTAATAAAGGAAATATTATGAAAATGGATCACCCACCAATCTCCAAAGATATGGCTGCTGAAGAGCATATGATTCACCCAGAGCACATTGAAAAGCATCATGGCGGAGACGGTCATATGCAACATCACGAGCATTTTAAGAAACACGCTGCTGGTCATATGCTTCACCACGAACACGTTAAAGCAATGTGTGGTGGTGGCTATGCTAAGGGTAAGAAGTAATGATGGCGAGCCGTGGAATGGGTGATATTAACCCTTCCAAAATGCCTAAGAAAAAGGTTATTGAGCGTACCGATAACCCTGATTCTGTTGATATGTATAAAAAGGGTGGTGAAGTTTGGAATAAGCCACGTCCAAAAGGATTAGGCAAACCCAAAAAAATGTCTGAAAGCAAAAAAGCCAGCGCTAAAGCAATGGCTAAAGCAGCGGGTAGACCTTATCCAAATTTAGTTGATAACATGAGAGCAGCGAGGAAAAAATGAGTTTATTTAAACATTTTGAAGATGAAGCAGAACACGTATTAGATATTTTGAAAAAGGCTATCCGTCATGAAATGCAAGTTTTTGGTGCTGTTAATCCAACATCTGAAGCATTATTAAAGACTGTAGAAGCTCATTTAAAAACTCCCGCTTCTATGCCTGTAGAAGAGCCTGTAGCGCCCGTTCAAGTAGCAGTTGCTACCCCAGCATCAACTGAACAAAACGTGGCTTAAAACGGCTAAATAATGGCTTATACCAGTGGTACTTCGTCTTTTAACCTTGACCTCACTGAGCTTGTAGAAGAAGCCTTTGAGCGTTGTGGCTCGCAATTACGCACTGGATATGATCTTCGCACAGCAAAAAGGTCTATCAATCTATTAACGATTGAATGGGCTAACCGAGGGATTAACCTTTGGACGGTAGAAGAAGTTTCTGTGCCTTTAGTCTATGGTCAAGCCATATATCCAGTAGATGCCAATACAATTGATATTTTGGATTTGGTAACTCGCACCAATAATGCCAGCGCATCAAACCAGCAAGATATTAACTTAAACCGCATATCGGAATCTACCTATTCTACGATTCCTAATAAGCTTACCTATGGTCGCCCAATACAAACGTATTACAGCCGTGAAACAGGCAACTCTAACATTTATGCTGGAGTTAGTTTGGTTGGCGCTCTTACAGCCTCTGCTACTACTATCACTCTTAGCTCTACGGCTAATATGCGATCTACTGGATTTATTCAAATTGATAATGAAATTATTGGTTACGTCAATTTATCGGGCAATCAGCTTTTAAATTGCTACCGTGGACAGTACAATACTACTGCTGCGGCTCATAGCTCTGGCGCTTTAATTTATAACCAACAGTTACCGTTTTTAGCTGTCTGGCCCACACCAGATAATGGAACTCCGTATACCTTGGTTTACTGGCGCATGAGACGTATTCAAGATTCTGGAACAGGTGTATTTATTCAAGATATTCCGTTCCGTTGGATTACTTGTTTGGTTGCTGGATTAGCATATTATTTATCTATGAAGCTTCCTAATATGGATATGCAACGTGCTGCTGGTTTAAAAATGGAATACATGACGCAGTTAGAACAAGCTACTGAAGAAGATCGGGAAATGGTTTCGATTAGATTTGTTCCTCGTAATATGTTCTATTCGAGGTAAGTATGCCAACTAAGTATGCTAGTGGTAAACACAGTATTGCGGAGTGTGACAGATGTGGTCAACGATATAAGCTTAGTGAATTAAAAAAGCTAACCATCAAGACCAAGCTGGTAAGTATTAAAGTTTGCCCAGAGTGTTGGGATCCAGATCATCCTCAGTTACGACTGGGTATGTACCCTGTTAATGATCCGCAAGCTGTGCGTGAACCACGACCAGATATAAGCTATTACGCTTCTGGTCCTAGTGGTTTACAGATTAATCAGGGAGGCGGTACATCCCAAAGCCAAGCTGGATTTCCAGAGGGCGGTAGTAGGGTTATCCAGTGGGGATGGTATCCAGTGGGTGGATCCAGTGGTTTTGAAAGAAAACTTACACCTAACTATTTAATTGGTAAGGGCAATATTAATTCAGTAACTGTAGTAATAACTTAGGAGCAAAAAAATGGCAAAGATGGAATCTAAAAAAGAAGATATGAAACAAGACAAAGCTATGGCTGACAAAGAAATTAAAAAAGCTATGAAAGAACACGATGCTCAAGAGCATCCCGGCAAGCATACCAAGCTTAAACTTAAAAAGGGCGGTATGGATGTTAAAAAGATGGCTAAAGGTGGAGTAACTCAGTCTAATTTGCGTAGCATGGGTCGCAATATGGCTCGTGTTGCTAATCAAAAATCTAGCGCAAGAGGTCGTTAATATGGCAACCGCAAAAAATGTAAAACCTACTACCAAGAATAGCCCAGCTATTCGCACTGGTAAAGCCCCTTACGATAAACCTGCAAGTGATTATGCTCGTCCACACACAATGGATGGCAAAATTATTAATGGAAATGAAGTTATGGAAATGGGCGATTTTGCAACTGAAAAGTCTGCTAAAGAAGCCAACATTAAAGATCCATTACCAGCAAGCTCTGTAGGTTGGGGTAAAGGTACAACCAAAGAAGATGGTCAAGAAACCCGTGGAAATGGCGCTGCCACTAAGGGTCGTATTGCTCGTGGACCAATGGCTTAATAAATGAACTACGAAACGTTATATAACAACATTCAGACTTACGCACAAACGACAGAAACAGCGTTTGTAGCAAATATTCCGTTCTTTGTTGAACAGGCTGAAACACGCATATATAACGCAGTTCAAATTCCATCATTACGTAAAAACGTTACAGGCAATTTTACAGTTGGAAACCAGTATTTAACTTTGCCGTTTGACTGGTTGGCAACCTACTCTATTGCCGTAGTTGATAGTAGTGGTAATTACACCTATTTACTTAATAAAGATGTGAACTTTATTCGTGAAGCTTATCCCAACAATGGAACGACAAGTTGGACTTTACCTAAGTATTACGCTATTTTTGGTAGTTCCACAAATAATGTTAATGAATTAACTGCCATAGTTGGACCAACACCAGATCAATCATATACTACTGAATTGCATTATTTTTACTATCCAGTATCTATTGTGCAGGGTGTTGTTGCCGTATTGAATGCTACCTTTTCTGGTGGATCATTATACAGTGCAGGTTTGTATCAAAACGTACCATTAACTGGTGGATCAGGTTCTGGCGCTACTGCTGATATTTTAATAAATGGAAGCGGAGTTGTGTCATCCGTTACATTACAAAATGGCGGAAGTTTTTATCAAGCATCAGATGTATTAAGCGTATCAGCTAGTTCTGTAGGGGGAACTGGTTCGGGCTTTTCTGTTGGCATCGCTCAATTAAATAACCCATCTGGTCAAAGCTGGCTTGGCGATAACTATGATCCAGTGCTATTTTATGGCGCTATGCGTGAAGCTATGCTTTTCCAAAAGCAGGAGCAAGACATTATTAAATATTACGAAGATAAATTCCAAGAAGCGCTTGGCGAAATTAAACGTCTTGGCGATGGTCTTGAGCGTGGTGATGCTTACCGTGATGGTCAGACTAAACTCAAGGTTAATACATAATGCCAATAGTACAGACTCAAACCACGTTGTTTAAAGCCAATATTTTGTCTGGTTTGGAGAACTTTACTTTAACTTCTCCCTATACCTACAAAATAGCTTTATATAACGGAAATGCGAACCTTGATAATACAACCACCGCTTATACCAGTACGAACGAAGTCGTTGGGACGGGCTATACGGCTGGTGGACAGGTTTTAACCATATCTAACCCACCAACCCAAGATACCACAAATAACATAGCATATATCTCGTTTAACAACGTAAGTTGGTCTGGTTCGCTTTCCGCAAACGGAGCGCTAGTTTATAATAGCACCACTGGAGCGGCTTGTTTTATTTTGAATTTTGGTAGCACGATTACCAGTTCAAGCACGTTCACCGTTACGTTCCCA